AAATCTACTCGATACGACAAGCCACACATTGACTATACGATACGACAAGCAATTTGATACTACAGGTGAAGTAGATCACGTTGTCTATTGTGATCGGTTGTTTCGAATATCTACAAGTCAGATTTTTGACGAACGAAACAGATTTATAATTTTTCAATTAGAGGAAATGGGCGAAGAAACAAGTTATGTCAGCTAAAATCAAAATGACAGGAAGTGTTGAAGCTTATTTGGTTCAAGCCGAAAGAGATATTCGAGGGAATGTAGATAAGGCGATTACACAGTCAGCGTTCTTGGTTAAATTAAAAGCTCAAAAGAATATCCAAAGCGGGCAACGATCTGGACGAAAATATAAGAGGGGTAAATCTGGTATAATTGGTCAACGATCTGCACAAGGTGAATTTCCAAAATCTGATACAGGTATTTTAGCAAGAAGTATTACAACTGTATCAAAGATGAAGGGCGAGGCTATTGTAGGAACTGATATTAAGTATGGTGAATATTTGGAAAATAAAGACCCATCAAAAGGCGGTAGACCTTGGCTCGAACCTTCATTTGATCAGGTTGAACCAAAGATTAAAGTATTAATCCAGAAAGCAGTAAAAGAAGGGGCAATGCCTAAATGAGAATATCGGAAATAGTTGAGCGATTAAGAACCAAATTGCCAAGCGGTACATGGGGCAGTCGTATTTATGGAGTTGCAGAATTTGAAACTGCTATTCGTGATCATAGGTCTGTATTCCCTGCTATGTTTGTAACTTATAGGGGGTCATCGGCAAGTAATATTGGAGACCGTAACAGTTCAACATTAATTCAAGATGTCACTGAATCATTGGATATATTCTTAATGCTCGACAATAAGAATAAGAACGACATAACAGGATTAAACGCTCAGGATCAAGTGCACGATATTAGAAAAGCGTTATGGTTGGCATTACTTTATTGGAATTTAGATGTATATGACGCTAACGATCAGGGTTTTCAGTATAACGAATTTAGATTTGTGGGCGATGAACCTTTTGCGGTAGATGCAGAAAGATACATTCATAAATTTACGTTTGATATTGGGTTTAATGTTTCGAACCTTACTCAAGGCATCGGGTCACATAATCCAGAAGAAGTTGACGACCTAATAACAATTGCAGGAACTATTGAGCCGACATTCTTCACCGATGAAGCACAGCCAGCAGTATCATTTGAAGTAGATTTAAGTTAGCATGAAATTTTGCCGTCATATAATCATGCTTTACTTGCAATGCAATAACAAAAAGAATTAATTAAATTATGCAAAGAATTTTCGTAAAACCGAGGGCGGGATTAAAAGTCCGAAAGACTCAAGCTGAACAATTCAAACACTACAAAGATGAAGGTGAAGAAGTCAACAAATCTAAAGAGGTAGTGAGACTTTTAAAATACGGTGATCTAGTGCCGATTAAATCAACAAAAAAGAAGGCTAAATAATGGCTATATCATTCAATCAAGTCGATCCGAGCAATCGGAATCCTGGTGCTTATATGGAGTTCGACTCTACTAGAGCACTAAGGGGGTTACAACAAATACAGCGTAAAGCTCTTATTATTGGTCAAAAGACCAGTGCAGGAACTTTAGCGGATAACACTATTGCACTTTGCACAAGTGGCGATCAAGCGAAAACATTAGGCGGTGTAGGTTCTATGCTCGCTGATATGTATGAATATTGGGAAAAGAACAATAAGAATATAGAAACTCATGTTATTGCAGTGCCAAACTCAGGAACCGCACAAGTTCAGAGAGTATCTGTATCACTTGCAGGAACAGCTGGAGCAGGAACGATTCACTCATATATTGGAGGTCGTAAAAAATCAACGTCTGTAAGTGCTGGCGATAGTGCTGGAACAATAGCAACAAATTTCGCATCAACAGTAAATGACGATACTGATTTGTTATTCGATGCGTCAGTAGTAAATGTTAGCTTAGTTGATCTTACTGCTAAGAATGGCGGTCTTTGGACTGATTCTTTAAAGGTAATTTTCAATTACAGAGCAGAGAATTACGGTGGAACAGAAAAGTTTCCAACAAACGTAACTCTATCAAGTGCGATTACTGTTAATGGTTCAGGTAATCCAGATATTACTGATGCAATTGCGGGTATTCCAGATGAAAGATACGATTTCATTATTCAGCCTTATACCGATGATGCTAATATGGATCTATGGGATGCTGAAATGACAAACCGCCATGATGCAATGGTTCAGTTAGAAGGTCATTCGTTCAATGCTTATGGTGGAACTACTTCAGCAGTTGGCACATGGGGTAATGATCGCAATAGCCAATACAATACAACAATGGATGCTGGTGTAAATGAATATACTCCTGCTCATGGTTGGGCTGGTGCTTATGCAGGGCAAGCATCAACAAGCGCGACTCAAGACGTTGCATTGCCTTGGCAGGGATTAGAATTGATCGGTGTATTACCTGATCATCCAGAAGATGAAAGAACATTCTCAGAACGTAACACTCTTATGTATGATGGAATTGCAACTCACAAGATTAGTTCTAGTGGTGCGGTTTTAATTAATAGAGGTTGCACAAACTATCAGAAAAATTCATTCGATCAACCTGACGCAAGCTGGCTTGATTCTCAGACTGCTTTGACTGCTAGTTATTGCAGAATCACTTTTAATCAATGGATGCTTACTAAATTTCCGCGTCACAAATTAGCGGACGATACAGCCGTATTTAGTGCAGGGCAATTTATTGTCACTCCTAAGATTGCAAAGGCAGAAGCTATTGCGTGGTTCGTGGAACTAGAAGAAGCTGGCATACTTGAAAATGTTGCACAATTCAAATCTGAATTGATAGTTGAACGTAACGGTGTAGATCCTAATAGATTGGATTTTGTATTGCCTACTGATTTTGTTAATCAAATGAGAATTTTCGCAAGTCGTCTATCATTCATTTTAAATTAAGGTAAATCATGGGTAAAATAATTAATGGAACTGCGAGCATCTTAATTGATGGCTCGCCTGTCAACTTATTCGGAGACATAACTTATTCAATCGGTGTTGAATCGGCTGAATCTCAACTCGGTGTAGATGGTCATTACGGTGTTAATATCACTAAAGTGCCAGCGTTCATTGAGTTGTCTTGTGTTGACGATAGCGAGCTTGACTTATCATCATTCCAAAACTTACAAGCAGATGTTCAATGTGTGTTGCGTAATGGTAAAATTGGGGTATGGCATAACGCTTATCAAATTAATCAAGTAGAGGTAACTGTCGCGGATGGCAAGTTTACTTTACGATTCGAAACAAACAGAGCCGAAGAAGTAGAGGCATAAAAATATGAGCAAGAAATCAGAAGAAATACCAGAAACAGTTAATAATGATGATGGGTCGATAACAATTCAGTTATCAAAACCCATTATTAATTTTGGGGAGAAAATATCCGAAATAACACTGCGAGAACCAACAGGAAAAGAGTTTCAGAAAATCGGAATGGTGATGTCAGTTGACACACAAGAAAAGATTCATTTTGATGCTGTTAAAGTTGTGAAAATGGCTGAAACTTTAGGAGGTCTTGCAAGTGGCTCATTAGATGCACTACCGTATAAGCAGTTGACTAAGATTGCTTATGCTATGATTCCTTTTTTCGTATAAGCGAGGCTACTATTTTTGACATGATGGGATACTTAGCTCACCCGCAAGGGTTAGGGCAAAATATCTCACAAGTTGAAAGTATGACAGTCTCGCAAATGAAATTCTGGATGAATCGAACACTTGAAGTAAACAAATCATTTGAAAAAGAGTAAATGGCAGAATTAGTTCAGTCTATAAGGATCGAGTTTGACGATGCAATAAGCGCGGGGATTAAACGCGCTACTGCACAAACAAAAGGATTTAATAAAAAACTAAATGACGCTAGTGAATCTCTTCGAAAGATGGGAAAACAAGCGAACCAAGTAGGAAAGTCGATGTCAATTGGCTTAACTGCTCCTATTATTGGATTTGGGGTAGCTAGTGTACGTGCATTCGATAAGCAAGCTAAAGCTATAGCACAACTTGAAGCAGGTTTAGAATCTACTGGTGGAACCGTAGGATTTACTTCTAAACGCTTGCAAGAAATGGCAAGCGAGCTACAGAATATAACTACATTCGGGGATGAGGAGATATTAAAAGATGTCACTGCTCAGATGTTGACATTCACTAATATAACAGGCGAACAGTTTGCGCGAACACAAAAAGCGGCTCTTGATTTAGCGACTAGATTAGATGGAGACTTGAAAGGGGCATCTATACAGCTAGGCAAGGCATTAAATGATCCTATTGCTAATCTTTCAGCATTGAGCCGATCAGGGATACAATTCTCAGAAGATCAAAAAGAAGTAATCAAAGCTCTTACTGAAGCGGGAAGAATCGCAGAAGCTCAGACATTAATACTTGATGAACTAGAAAAACAATACGGGGGATCAGCAGAAGCCGCAGCCAAGGCAGGATTAGGACCATTTAAACAGTTATCTAATTCTATAGGGGACTTAACAGAGGAATTTGGAGATATTATAGCTACTGCATTGACTCCTTTTATTGATAAAGTAAAAGTTATGGTAAAATGGTTTGGCAACTTATCACCTGAAACAAAAAAAATGATTGTAATTGTTGGGGCATTGGCTTCCGCTATAGGTCCTCTTTTGATTGCCTTCGGGTCTATGTCTATTGCACTAGGCGCATTAATGCCAATAATTACAGGTATAGGAGTTGCATTTACAACCGTTGTAGGTATTTTGTCTAGTCCTGTTATTGCAGTCATTGGTTTGGTAGCTTTAGGCGCATATACTATTATTGAAAGCTGGTCAGAATTAAAAGCATTTTTCAATGCTTTTTGGGATGGATTAGTCGCTAGTATTAAATTTGCTGATGAATTCATTCAAGGGTTTTTCGGATTTTCACCGATTGAAAAAATTAAAAACGCATGGGAACCGATAAAAGAATGGTTTTCTCAGTTTTTTGATTCGATAGTAGGTCAATTCAAAAGGGATATAGATCAAATAAAAGAAATTATTAGCTCAGTCACAACAGGAATAACAGCCGTAACTGATAAGATTAGATCGGTTACAGGTGGAGCTTCTGAATTAGGAGCAAAGGCGAGGGAAAAAGTAAGCGGTTTCTTTGATAGTATAAATCCATTTGGTGACGATGAAGAAGAAATCACGCAACCGACACGATCAAACGCAATAGCGAATCAATCTAATATCAATAACAACAACAATAATGTTACTGTTAATCTCGCAGTTGATAAGCATGGAAATCCTGTTTTAGAATCTGCTCAATCTGACAATGGATTGAATAATCTTGATATTAACACTGGCTTAATGATACCTTGACGTTATGGCATGGAGAGAAGAAGTAAAGGGTGCAAGTTATAGAGGTATCAGATTCTATGTAGAAACATCATCTGTTTCATTTGGCAGAAGAAATGCACTGCATGAGTATCCGTATAAGAACAAACCATTTGTTGAGGATTTAGGACGCAAAGCAAAAACATTTTCATTCAACGCTTATTTATTGGGTGATGATTACATTCGGGACAGAACTCGTTTAATCAAAGCGATTGAGAACAATGAAACAAGCGGAACTTTAATTCATCCAACATTAGGCACTATCCAAGTAAAACCTACTGATGGATGCAGTATTTCAGATAATGGGAGACAAGGCGGTAAAGGCGTAATTACGCTTGAATTTGTTGAAGCTGGCGAAAATACTTTTCCCAATTTTTCACTATTTACAGAATCGCAAATATTAAGCTTATTTGGAGAGATTCAAACGAGTTTAATTAGTGCATTTCCAGAAGTTTACAAAGTCGCACAGATTGGCGGTTTCGTTGTTAATTCTGCTATTGCTACGACTCAAGAATATATTGATACATTTAGAACCGTTCAGAATATAGGTGCGAAAATATCAAATAAAGTAAGTGATTTTAAAAGAAATCTTGCCAGCTTTGAGGATAATCTAAATATTATCGCAACAAGTCCTACTACTTTTATTACGTCTATCTCTAATCTATTTGATGATTTCAATGAAATATTTTCCAACCCAAGCGACAAATACGAAGCCAGTAAACAGTTACAAGAGTTTTCACCGACATATGAATCGAGATCCTATACTACACCGAGTAGGATTCAGGAAAATGCAAACAATAATCAAATTGTTGAAACTATGCGGTCTTTTTCTTTGGCAATCATGTCTCAGGCTACCGCAGAAGAAACTTTCGATTCAAAATCTAAAGTAACACAAAGACGCAACGAGATTCTTGATGTTTACGAAACAAGGATTGAACAGGCAGGGATAGCGGAACAGAATCAAGTTCGTTCTGATTTAATCAATTTAAGGTCTGCTACAGTTGGATATTTAAATGAATCCAGTGATACATTGCCAGATATTCAAACAGTGGCATATAACAGCACTTTACCAGCGTATTACATCGCAAATGAATTATATGGTGATTCATTAAGGTATGAAGAAATAGTAAACGATAATGGAATTCAACATCCGTTATTTGTGCCTATGGGTAAGGATTTAGAAGTGCTTACATCATGAGTATGCAAATCAGAATCAATGGAAAATCATTTGAGGGTGCAAAGTCTGGATCTATTAATATAGGCATAGATTCAGTTGCTAATTCATTCAATGCGACTTTGACTAATTTTTGGACTAGCTCAATTAGTGAAATCAAGTCAGGTGATAGTGTAGAAATATACATGAATGAAGCTAAGCGATTTTCAGGATACATTGACAAGGCACATCCAGCGGTAGGGGATGATGGTAATTTAATTACTATTAGCGGAAGAAGTAAAGCGGGTGATATAATTGACTGCACTCCTGACACCGCACAATCTGAGTTTAAGAATCAATCATTTGAATCATTAGTAAATGCTTTAGTTTCCCCATTTGGGATTTCTGCTAGTCCAAATGTTTCTACAGGATCAATCATCAAAACTGCAAATTATGAACAAGGGCAAACGGTATTTGAATTTATCAAAAAGGAAGCTATTAAAAAAGGTTTGCTTTTATATTCTGACGAGTCGGGCAACATTGTAATTGATCGGGCTGGAACGTCATCAAGCGGATTAAATTTTGTCGAGGGTGAAAATATTCTCGATTGCTCAGCTAGTGTTGATTTGTCGAATCGTTATAGTAAATACATAGTTAAAGGAGATCAACAATCGAACCAATTCATTGACGAAACAGACGCAACGCAAGCAATAGCGGTGGCAACTGATTCTGAAATTAGATACAGGACATTAATAATTATAGTAGATGGTGTTGCAGATAATGAAATATGTGAGCAACGTGCTAAATGGGAAGCGACAATAAGGCAGGGTAAATCTGTTTCTTATTCGGTGAAACTTCAAGGATGGTATTTTAATCTTAATCAAACTTGTGTTCTGAAATCTGCAAGAATCGGAGCAAACGAGAATCTATTGATAAGCAGAATTAGAAATTCTTTTAGTGAGAATGGCAAATTATGCGAAATGGAATTAGTAAGACCTGAAACATTTGCTGAACCGCCAGCACTAGCATTAGATAAACCAAAAAAAGACAATCCATATTTTAAGGAGTTTGGGTTATGAGTTCTTCTATTAATAATCTTTTGACTCGTGCAGTAATGCAACGATTTCGACAAGACGAAGGGAAACAATTCTTACAAATCACTGGTAAAGCTGGCGAGGTTAGATCCGATGTTGAACAGATTTGCCAGTATGGTTTTAGATCAAGACCATTGTCAGGATCTAGAGGAATAATGCTTGCTTATGGGGGCAATAAAGATAATTCCTCAGTGATTTGCGTAGATGACAAGCGACATGGAAAAGATGAATTAGAGGAAGGCGATGTTATGCTCTATAACGAGAAAACAGGCACTAGATTAATTCTAAGAGATGACAAGATTTTAGGCACTTCTGATGAAGAAATAAGCGATACAGTTAATGAATCATTTGTCAAAATACTTGATGGAACTATCGAAACTAATGTCAACGGCACTAAAACAGTCACGACAGATGGACAAATACAATCTACAATAGGAAGCACTACATTGACAATTACGGATTCTAGTATAGTTTTTGCAGTAGGGGGCAAAACTTATACATTTGATGGAACAGAAATGAATGCGGACGCAGATATAACGAGTAATGGAATCACTTTAGATGCTCATGTTCATTCAGGGGTTACAACAGGAGCAAGCAACACAGGGAATCCAGTATAATGTCAATAGAGCGAACAGATGCAATAATAGCATGGGACGAAGCCAATCAAGTTTTTGATATTTCAATCGGTGATAATGGTGATTTAGCCACTGATATTGACCTGAAAACATCTTTGCTAATTTCAATTCTCGCAGATCGTAGAAGCCTAAATAATGATTCAATTCCAAATAGTAGAGGATGGGTTGGAGATGCGATCAAAGAAGAATCTGCGACAATTATCGGGTCAAGAATATGGTTATTAGGTAGACGAAAGCAGACTAATCAAACATTGCAAGAGCTAGAAATATATGCACAAGAAGCATTAGATTGGTATGTCGATCAAGGAATCGCAGAGGATTACAATTTGCAAGTTTTTCATCAAGATAAATTGAGGGGAATTACAGGTCTAGACGTTGAACTGATTAGACCAGAAGGAAATATTTTAAAAACATTTAATTTTACGTGGGAGCAATTTGATTCATGAGCTTTAATATACCGACACCGCAAGAACTGAGAGATCAGAATTATAACGAGTTAGAAACCGAGATAGAAGGTTCTAACCCAAGATTACAGAATAGTTTTCTTAATGGTATCGCTAAGATGACCTCACTCGCTATTCATGGCGTTTATATTTATCTGAAATATCTATTTAAGCAAATATTCGTAACTACTGCTGATTCTGAATTTCTTGATTTACATGGTTCTCCTTTGGGTATTGATAGACTTGAAGCGACCGCATCCACTGGAAACGTTACAGCGACAGGGAATGATTCTGTAAGCGTGCCACAAGGAACATTATTACAGCGTTCTGATGGAGTCCAATATCGAGTGACTACAGGTGGGATCACTGCAAGCGGAACGGTAACAGTGCCAGTAGAAGCGGTTTCATTTGGATTGACTACAGACGCATTAGAAGGCGATTCATTGTCGTTCGTATCTCCTATTGCTGGATTAGATTCAAGCGCATTAGTTGCATCTGGTGGTTTGACAGGTGGTGCAGATGAAGAATCAGACGATGATTACAAAGCTCGAATATTAGTTCGCAAACGTCAACCACCTCAAGGCGGTGCAGAATATGATTATACAACATGGGCGAAAGAAGTTGCCAGTGTAACTAGAGCATGGGCAACAGGTTTAGAAGATGGGTTGGGTTCTGTAAGAGTTCGGTTCATGATGGATGATAAGTACGCAGATGGCATACCATTGGCGGGAGATGTTACAACCGTTCAAGATTACATTGATGCGACTACTCGGAAACCAGTTACAGCCGATGTTTTAGTATCTGCACCAGTAGCCGAGCCAGTTGACATTGATATAACACTAAGCCCTAATACTCCAACCGTTCAAGCGAGTGTTACCGCAGAATTAGAGGATCTATTTTTCAGAGATTCAGAGCCAAGCGGAACAATATTGATTTCTAAAATTAGAGAAGCCGTATCAAGGGCAAGCGGTGAAACTGATAACACTGTAACCGATCCAGTGGCAAACGTCACAGCGACCAGCACAGGCAATATTTTAACCGTTGGAACAATCACTTTTAGCTAATGGCAAGAACACAAGAACAGTTTAGGCAAGCTCTAGCAAATCATCTTCCACAAGGTGAAGCGTTCAGAGCTAAAAACATGGCAGAAACAGTCATGTATAAGTTACTGTTTGCGTTGGCTTATACATATTGGTTACTCGATGAAAGGGCATTTGATTTAATAGATGAAATGTTCCCTCAAACGGTGTTAGAGTCACTTGATGAATGGGAACTTGAATATGGATTGCCCGCACCTTGTTACGCTGGATTAGAGCTTACAACCGAGGAACGTCAAAAGATATTACTGACAAAATTTGCATCTATAGGGGGTCAAAACGCTGACTATTATATCAAGATTGCGGATGATTTAGGGTTCACGATTACGATCACTGAATATAATGGAGCTAGATACACTCAAGATCCATATACTACAACTCAATACGGTTTGACTTCGCATCCTTATGAATGGCATGTGAATGTTTCAGGAGTCGAAACAATTTACGGCAAATATACTACAGATCGTTATACTACAACACAATATTCAAAATTAGGAATTGACACAAGCATCCTTGAATGTGTAATAAATGAGTTAAAACCCGCTCATACACAGGTGATATTTAACTATTAAAAATTATGGAACATTATAATACATTTCTCGGAGGTGGGCGAGCGACACCATTAACCGCACAAGCTCAAGACAACACTAATAAATATCCTGGCACTGATTCATTTATTAGTCCGTATTTTATCAATTCACTGATTCAAGAATTAGATAGTATTTTGACAGAAGCAGGAGATACTTTCGATAATTCGAAAACAGATCAACTTCTAACAGCTATTCAAACTATTGGAGGTGGGAGTGCTACAGCGACAGTTCAAACAACTGGTTTTACGGCTTCATTTGGAGGTGTATATCTTTGTAAAGTTGGCGGTGGTGGATTTACTGCAACATTGCCAGCAACACCTACAAGCGGTGACGATGGGAAAACAATTACTTTCATCAAGTCGGATAGTGGTTTGAATGGGAACACTCTTACAATTGGTCGCAATGGTGAGGATATAATGGGTGACGCTTCTGATTTATTAATTGAAGAATCAGATGGTGAAAATATTAAGATCATCCTTATTTGGGATGATACAGCCAGCGAATGGGTAACAGCAGTTTAAGGATAATATAATGAGTAATTTAAGTGATTTTTTAGTAGGTAAAGGATACGGATTAAAAGAGGTTTTGACGAGTTCGGGATCTTGGAATCCTGCAACAGTTGGAAACCCTAAAAAGGTTTATATTCGCATGATTGCTGGCTCTGGTGGTAATTGTGAAAACGCTGGCGGTTCTAATGCAACTGATGGCGGTGATACTATTTGGGATACAGGGGCAGTAGTTGCCACAACAACCGCAACTGGTGGAGATGGAGCGACTACAACTTCTGCGGGTGCGTCAATTGCTGGGATGCTTAATTCTGGTGTTGGTATTGGTAACTCTAGCTCTTGCTCAACTGTAAATATATTAAATTCTCATTACGGAACTCCGAATAATCCAGCATTAAGTATAATTTCTGCATGGCGTGGTGGGTATGGAGAATTAAAAGAATTTGAATATATTCCTAATGGAACTATTTCTTATACTATCGGTGCTGGCGGTTCTGAAGGTCAGACGGATTATGGTGATGGGAATCAAGGAGCAATCGAACTTTATTACTAGGATATAATTATGAAACTAGCAGAAATAATAAATGGCAAAGTAACTAATACAATTGTTGCTGATAGCGTAATTGATGGATATATAGAATGTCCTGACTCAGTAGGTATTGGTTTTGATTATGATGGTGAAAACTTCACTGATAATAGACCAATTGAACCAACACCAAAGAAAACAATTTATTCAAAGTTTAGCTTTAAAAAACTATTTACATTCGATGAATGGAACACAATAAAAGCGAGTGACGATGCTATAGTTTTAAGCATGATTGAAGATTTTCAAATCGCTGATTATATGGATTTAGAACATGATGATTTGATCTATGCGCTTAATCACTTAGTTACTTTAAGCCTTATGACTCAATCCCGAATTGATGAGATACTAGGATAATGAGTTGTTTAGGTTCATACGATTGGAATTTTACTCAGGGTGAGGATGCAATATTGCAACTCACTTATAAGGATAGCGCGGGCAATCCAATAGATAATACAGGATATACCGCGCGTTGTCAGGGCAGATCATCGTATAAATCAGATACAACTTTATTTGATGCAACTACTGCAAATAGTCAGATAGTTTTAGGCGGTGCAGATGGAGCGATAACAATCACAATACCAAGCACAGAAACAGCTTTGATTTCTGCTCCTTTATCGGGTGTTTGGGATATTGAATTAGTCACTGGTGCTGGAATAGTTAAAAACCTTTTAGGCGGTGGATTAAAGATTCATCCAGAAGTCACAAGATAATGTCAGTAGATGTTACAGAGACTAGAAACATAATTGAGGTTGATGATCAATCATCGCCAGTTGTTGATGTAGTTGAAACAATTGATCGTGTAGGAATAGCGAGCAATATTCTACCTATAAACGGTGCAGAAGTTGACATAATAGACTTAAAAAAGAAGGTTGGCTATTCAACTTATTATCACGATCCCATATATAGCGGTGGCAAATTAACGCAGATTGATATTTATACAGACGATACAAAAACAACTCAGCTATTTACTCAAGTATTAACCTATAGCGGTGATGTTGTTCAATCTGTAGTAGTAACCGATTTGATAAGCGGTAGAGTTTTAACAAAGACATTTGACGGTTTTAATTTAGATGGAAGTTTGAAACCATTTACAAGGGCATACTCATGATAAGGATACAAAATACGGAATATATAGAAGGCAAAGGAGAAGCTAAATTCGATCTTCTTCACATTAAGAAATTCATCATGGAGTTTCCGACTAATGGAATTAGTAAACAAACCATAGTAGTCGAATTAGTGCCGTATTTGGAATTAGAATCAGGAAAACGAGTATTTAATAATGACAAGATTTATAAAATATTTATTTCTGATGCCGAGGACTATTTATTAAATCAAGGTGAACCGAGTTTTTCGGAAGGTTATTTCGGAGTAGATAAAGCAATTGCGGACGTGATGAACCAGAAATTCCCTGAATTAAATGTAATTTGGGAGGCACATACAGTATGAGTTTTTCAGAGTCAGCAGGAGTCATAACACAGACAGGGACAGATACCGACCTTTCAGGGCTGTCAGGTCTAACTGGTATTACTACATGGACAAGCGACCCAGACACAGACACATGGGGTCAGGACTTTTATGTGATGGACGCAAGCACCAGACTTGTAATTGACGGAACGCTTACGATAGAACCAGACTATGAATGTTTAATTGTTGAGGGTACAGCAACGAATACCAGCGATGCCCCTGTTAGAGTGAATGGCACACTAAATTATGGAGTAGCAAAAAGCGGAAACGGACAAACGATTTATTCTCAAGGGACAGGTCTTAACTTTACAGACAAGGGCACGAATAACTTTGGACACTGGGGTCTTGCTGTTACTAATGGCGGGACCATGAACTGGAATGGAGGCATCTATAGAACTGCGAGCACAGTTAGGTTCTATAGTGGATGCACTTTAAATGTAAATAAAGGGACATTCTTTGATGCTTCCGACCTTAATTGTCAGTTTCGATTAACACCATCAAACACAGGGGATAACGCTACACTCAACATCAATGATCTTGTTTTGGACGGAATAGGTGGTGGAACAGCAAGGTTTTTTACTACGTTCGGGTTCAATAGCGCAGTATTTACTTTACTGCGTGGGCAAATTCAGCAATACAATGGATCGTATCCTATACAAGTTTATAGTGACTTTAAAAACCAACTTAATGTGGCTCCGAATGATTTTGTTTTTACAAACTCTGTTTCCTCCAGAGGAAACAACATTGAGTTTAAAGGTGTGGATAAGCGCATAACTTATGATTTAGGCTCTAATCGTTATGGATATGTTAAAACATATAAGACTGTCAACCTATCACCATTAGACCTCGATGGATCGGGAATTAGCTACAGTTTCTATGGTGTTGACATAGACAACGGCAATAGAACGGTAGGACCAAATGATGGAGGTGTAGATGGTACAGGTGATTTAACTACAGTAGATCAAGATGATACCGCAAACAAGGTATATTCAGGGATAGACCAAACAGGGGATTACTCAGAAGATATTTTAATTGAAACATTCGCCTGTATAAATTCAGTTGGCACAGCCGATGACCGCACTAACAGTGACAAAATACCAATAAGGTTTATTGGTTATAATCAGAATATCACTACATGGAATAGTGACCTTATCGGAGTAGGCACACTCACCGAGGATGTTATCATGACTCCTGACCTGAGCATTATCGAAGCCACAAAAGCAACCGTTGACGCATATTCTACACTAGACACTATATTTGAGGCTTATGACGCTATAAAATCTGAGCTTTTCGATAATTACGCAGGAGAAACGGAAACCATAATTTCCAGAAATGAAACTCAATTAATATGCGGT